AAGCGTGTTGGGGTGGACATAACTCTAACTTCAACGAAATATGGTGGGGTTTTCCAAGCGGCGCAAGTCAATATAAACCAAACAAATATGTTATCTGGAATTACTTAGCAAACACTTGGTCTATAGGAACAATGGATAGAGGATGCTGGATTGACCAGGGTGCTTTTGATTTCCCTATAGCTGGAGACTCTCTTGGTTTTGTTTACGAACACGAATCAACTACATTATCTAACTCACCAAACTTAAATAGTGATGCACCTTTTTGTACAAGTGGTCCAATAGAATTAGGTAATGGTGATAACTATGTGCAATGTAATCAGATTATTCCAGACGAAGAAGCAAACACATTACCAGGTGTAACAATAAGTTTTAAAGGTAAGTTTACCCCGTTAGGGCCAACAACAGATTTTGGTAGTTTTACCTTTGAAAATGATGGATATACCGATGCTAGGTTTACAGCACGACAAGTACAGATGACTGTAACAGGTGGCACAACACAAGATTTCCAAGTTGGTAATATAAGACTAAACCTAAAACAAAGAGGTAGAAGATAATGGATCTATCCT